CACTATCTTGATGCAGTTAGGAGGTGTCATAGTGTGAGTGTTTTATAATATTCTCTCGCCTTGATTATCTTGCCTTGTAACTTCTCCATCAACATAGCGTCATAGTCAAAGTTAAACACCTTGATGCGCTTCTCAATAGGTAGTTCAAGTATGATGTCATTGTTGCGTTGAATCTGCTGACATTGTGCAATGTAATCTTCGTTCTCGTAATTACGTCCAAACTTCCAAGCAAGACGTTCACACTCGGCAATAATCATCTCCTTCGTGTTAGGTACAAGAGCATAGATTAAACGATACTTATGCACCCCTGTTAACTTCATATAGCATTGCGCTTGGACTTCATACATTGTAGTCGGTTCGGCTTCAAAGAAGGTACGCAATGACCACGAAGTCTTGATGTCTTCGACCGCATCCGTGAGTATAATATCCGGTGTACCGATGATGAACTCATCTTGTAACTTCTCACGATTCTTGGTTCTGAATGCACCGCCAAGCACATCTTGAACGAGTTGCATCGAATCTTGTTCCATTGCCAAGCCTTTGTCCATATATTCGTTGTTCACGAACTCACGATATCCGTACTCACCTTGCAACCACATTGATTCAACCAATGTCTTAGCCGTTGCCGACAAATTACCTGCGTCTTTATCCGCTTTTAGTTTCGGTTCAGTTAGTAATGCACCACAACTTGATGCTCTGAATAGTATTTGCTTATCCATTTAGTAACGCCTCCTTCGTATAGTATTGGGAAGTTAATCCAAGAGTTTGAGCCACATCACGAACCGATGTTAAGTCACTAAGATTCAAGCAAGATTCAATGAACTTCGATACCCTTTCCTTCTCTTTGGCATCGTTAATCTTGTCATACGATAGTAACTCCGTATCACCTGTAAAGGCTATCACATCCTTGCGGTTAAGGTTCGCACCAAACAAATCACCGAAGTGGTCACAAGCATCCTTGATAGCGATTGTCTTAGCGATTGGAAGTGCCATCATTACCGCACCTTTGCCCACGTTTGACATATCCATCTGAAGCGAACCGCTACCTGCTTTTGTTTGTAGTTCTTGCGCACCTACACCATCGTGGAATTCCATCGTGTTGGTTGCAGGATTAAGGTAATGAACCCTAACTGTTACCTCTACCGCATTCATAAGCATCCCAGTCTTCAAGACCTCAATAGAATACTTTTTAAAGCACCTACGAAGCAGATATTCGACCTTATCAATCGGCAGGTAGTTATAACCCTTGATGAATGGATGTTGTTTAACCCAAGCCGTTGGTGGCGGTGTAGCAAGTACCACGTTGAGTTGCTCAAGTGGTATTGCTACGTCTAATTGTTTAAATAGCGAGGTGATAGTCGGCTTAGTAGCCTTAACTAAGTTAGTGTTGTTAGTCATTGTTACCTCCTTCTCTTTCGCCTACGAAGTCACTACTTTCGTGAACATCGTCCTCACGTTCACGTTGACGTTCAATTTCTGTCATTGATAACAATGTTTGATAAGCCATTGACTTAGCCTTTACAATAACTTGTTCAGCTATCGTAAGCGCATCAATAAATTCATCTTTTGTAGATGGCTTATATCCTTGTGCAAGATGCCATTCTAATTCAACAAGATGGTTTTCTTCAATTCTATCTAAGCCTGTTACATCGATAGATTGCTTTTCGTTCAACCATAGTTGTTGCACCGAACCACTTGGCGATTGTAAGAACATTGGGAATTTGTTTGTTTTCATTGTGTGTATATAATTTTTGTAAAAGTAATTAATTTTTTAATACTAAATCATCGTTAACTAAATATTAGTAAATATCTTGATTATCAGGATTACCCCATATCAGCAAAGCTAATAGAAGTATGAGTGCTATGACTAACATACGTCAGTCGGTTGAGGTTCGTGATACTCAAGGTCTCCTTTAGAGCCTTGCTCGTCATCTAATCGCACCCAGTCTTGAGATAGTGCCACCTTTGATGCCGTCCATTGGCGATGTCCGTTCTTTAACTTCCAATAGGCTACCAAGTCATCGTGTGTTTTCTCATCGGTAATTAGGCGGTTGATGATGAAGTCAATAACGCTATCCATTTGTTCGGTAGTGATGCAAGAATCAATCCACGCTGATACGATGTTGTAATGTGTTGATGGTGTCATTTGTTCAATGGTTTAAAAGTGTAAATTAATGCTCTTGCAATGCTATCCGTGTAGGTCATACTTTCCGCCATATTCTTGTGAAATTCCTCCAAGTACATCTGCATCTCGTGAGGTTGTACTCCGTTATCCTCTGCGGTTAGTTCGGCAATAGCTTCAATTCGTGATATGTCTTTGTTCTTTGCCATATCAATGACAAGTGGATGGTTGATGTGTAGATTAGTCATTGCACACCTCCTCTTCGACTATGCCGTCATTGAAGTGACCAAAATACGCTATACCATCATCTCTCTTGTTATTGTATGCAAACATTAGGTCGTATCCACCATCATAATTCTTACATATTAGTTCGATATTTTTCCACATATAAGTAATGGCTTGTGAATTATAAATACTTAGCGTTGAAATTGTTTTTACAAACTCAATAGGCTTATTTTTTTGTATCGGTGTTGCCTCTCCGATGATAGTGACTTTAGTCATTTTTAATTAAGTGTTTCGTTAATAATTCTTTTTCGGTCTTACGGATAACTTTCTTATCCTTTTCGTTTGCCACTCTGACGAATACGCCCATTAGTGGTGTTTTGTACTTTGGCTTTGCGCCTGTCTTTTTTGCCATTGTTTATGTTTTAGTTATTGATAACTCGTTTAATTCGTTCGCTTCCTATTTGCATATCCATTTCTTTTGTATCAAAGTAATGTCTGAAAACTTCATATCCAACAGTTTTCATTTTGTAGTTCTTTGTTCCAAATTCCATTCCTGCGATTATTGGAAGTTTAACGTCTCTGTAAATTTTAGTTTTGATTCCTTGTAACATTGTGTAATTATATATGTGAACTTGCTGCGATAATCCACATACCGCAGTAGATGATAAATGTGACCATTATTACTTGAATGGCGATGATTGTGTAGATTAGTAGTTTTTTCATTGTGTTAGTTTTTTTTGTATTCTTTTATTGTGATTAAATTTTTGCCGTATTGAACTTGCTTTGAAGTGATTGTAAATCTTTCAGGATTAGTTACTTTTTCTATTTGATTGAATATTGTTTCAATTCCCTTTGAAATGCAAAACATCATCTCATTTGCTTGTCTTACAGAATTGGTTGCATCGTGGTCGCTTATTCTAACTTTAACTTGCTCATTTGTATTTGCATTCAATACATAAAAATAAGTTGAATTTCCATAATCAGTAAATGAAGAAGTAATGTTTGATTTTAATTCAATATTCAAAATTGATGCTTGTGTTTCAATCATATTTGATATTAAGTCTTTTGATTCTATTAACTGTTGTGCGTTCATTGTGTTTGTTTGTAATTGATATGCAAATATAATATTATATTTTCCATACTACCTAATCTTTTTTTTCAACTTTTTAAAATTATGTAGTAAAATGTAGTATTTACGATACTTGTAGCGGTAAAATTATTTTTAAATTATGTAGTAATAATAAGAAATAATTGGATTTTCAGTCGCAAATACCATAACATTTCAAGACCAACTTCGTAACAAATAACCATACAAATATGTTACAAGATACCCAAAAGCAAGTCACCTCGTAGAAACGAGGTGGCTCTTAAAATACACATATGAAAACAATCGTGTTACCTACTTATCAACTCACGCATCAACTTGCGTAATCGTTCGGCTTCGGCTTCTATTAGCAATAACTTCTTCATCACCTTTGCTCTTTTTTCTTCGTTAGTCATCGGCAGAAGGGTCAAAAAGTTCGCTATACATTTCATCCACACACATATCAATAATCTTGAAACAACGAGTTAAGATTCGGTTCTTCATTGCTCTACCTTCTGCCGTCATTGGGTCAAGTTCTTGTACTGCCGATATTGCCCAGTAGCTATTGGTGATGTATTCACTATTGGTTGTGAACTCAACGATTGCATCAGCAAATAATTCTTCTTCTTTTTCTTTTTCTTCCTTTGCCATAGTTAAAATAAGTGGTTGATTCGGGCTACTTGTCCGTGTTGTTTATGATGCAGGAATCCTTCGACTGCTTTAATACTCAAGTACCCATTACGATGATGCCAACTATCCGTACCGCTTGGCGAACGTAATGATTCAACTGTTACCCCTGCATAATCTTTGGATGTCTTATGATGGATGTGATGCGTATAGATGTATCTATGTTTCGTTTCTGCCCATTCTTTGCTATACTCAAGTGCCATAAGCAATGGAAGGTCTTGTTGTTTCGCACCATCTCCGTGCGTTGTACCTATCAGGTTATTATGGTATTGATAAGCCTTGCGGTGTGCTATCGAGCAATCGAAAGTTATGTTTGTGCAATCTTTAAAATAAGTTTGAATAATCTGCGCCAAGAAGAATCCATTGGTATAATCGTGGTTTGATGGATTAAACGTAAAATGAACATCGGCAACCGACAATAATAACTCCAAGACATCGGTGTACAACTTCTTGGCTATCATAAAGTTATCGTACCACATCCCATCAGTATCTTGTTGCGTAAGTGATGTAGTCGAAGACTTGGCATTATCAACGTGCAATATATCGTTACCACCAATGAAAAGTATCTTGTCAATGTTATACGCAGATACCTTACTTAAGATGCCGTTAACCCCCTCCAAAACTCGTTTAACCGCTATTTGAGAGTTATAATCTTCGCCAGTTTCAAACGCTGAACATAACTTACCGATATGAATGTCAGCAGGGTCAATAACTAACAAGTGACCATCCTTGCAAATCTCACGTTTTATCTTTGTGAATGTTGGTCGGTAGGCTTGTAAATCGGCAATCAATTCAGAACGAAGTGTCTCAACTCGTTGCACTTCTTGTGGCACATAATTCGGATTCTTAACTTGTATTGATGCGCCTTCATCCTTTAGCCACATTGTCTTGGCATCCATTATTGATACACCAAGCCGATTCGCAGCTTCGTAGATTCCTTCTTGAATATCGGCAATGCGTCTTCCGTGTCTTGAGATATATCTACCTAACTCTTTAACATCATTGTTTTGTTTACTATTGGCTTTAATATTCAAGATACTTTGAGCCATCTCTACTCCTGTTTTCTCCTCTGAATATATCTGCTTAATTACGTCATCGTACTTAATCCACTTCGATATCATTTGTGTATTTTAAAGTGAAAGGGTGACGAATCTACGCCACCCTCATAAGCCATTACTACTTGTTGCCGTAAGCCTTGTACGCTGGGTTAATCCAATTAATCAACACAGGTAAGTTAGCTACTATTCCTGCCGTCAATAACTTTTTAAACATAACCAAATCAAAACTGAATAAATCGTGACCATTGCTTAGTTCTACAAGCCACAAAGATAGGATAATTGTTGCGAAACCTTTTACGAATGTTCCAAATGGAGTTGTTAATGCTTTTTTCATTTTTTTGTTATTTTAATAAATGGCAATATTACCAAAAGTCCTTTCACAAGTCCTCTCCAAAGTTTACCTCCGAAAGTTCTTGATGGTGTTGATGCAAGTTGGTTAGCAACTATCGAAGCCTCATTGACTATGATGTCTTTACCCTCTTGCGAAATGTTTACTTTAATGTCTGACATATCTTTAGATGTTTGATGATGTTGTTGTGAAGTACATATCTGCCTCTGCCTTGCGCCTTCGTGTTAACCCTTTTTCAAATGATGAACCCTTGTTAACCCACTTCATAAATTCCAATCGGATCGTGGCATCCAACGGATTCGCATTCACCTTCTTGAGTAGCGTTGACTTGTCAAGATTTCCTAACCCAAGATTATAACTGAATGACACCAACGCATCAAACATCCCTTGCGTTATTGGTACACCTACTCGCTTATTAACCCCATACTCAAAGCTAAGTAATATCGTAGCGAATAACTCATCAGCACGTTGCTGAGTAAGTACATCTCCCTTCTTCACTCGGATGCCGTTCTCGTATTGCGTATTGCCCCAACCAATAGTCCAAATACCTTTGCTATCTTGATACGATTGTAGTCGGCAAGATTCAAAGGTTTGGATAAGTTTAATTCCTACTTGTGATACTTTCATTATTTACGGATTGGTTTGATTCTTCTACCTAAATGCTCTTGATACAACTCACCTTCTTTGAAGTCTTTAATCTCCTCAATAATACACTCCATTACTTTAGCTGACCTATCCATCATCAAAGATTGTCTGTCAATGCTACGAGTATTAGTTTCAATGATGCCATACATCTTCACTCTATCTTCTTCCATAATACGCTTCACTTCCGCACGAAGTACGTCAAGTTCGTTCATCGTTCGTTCGGTAAATCTATCGTATCGTTTCCATAGTATGTAACCACAGAAAGCTAACACACCTACAAGTGCGCTTTGCTTTAACATCTCTTCGATTAGTTTCGTTTCCATTGCTTTATATCAACTTTTGCTTTTATATTATTGTTCAAGGTTAGGTGCTGTATCAATCCAAATACCATCTCCGCTTTACTTTCCACATCATCTCCAAGTATGGCATCGGCTTCAATATGAGCAATGTATAACTGCTTCAAATCTTCGTAAGTGCCAGTCCAAGTGAGAGTGATTAGGTTCATTGGACTGGCACTTACGAAG